TTGCTACAAAAACCTTACCACATTCCGGATTAGAACATTTCTTCTTTTCCTTTTTGTACATTCTCCGACCAACATAAAGCAGCCAGATCGCAAGAACTACAATTTGCTGATGTTCTTTTGTATGGGCGCTCAGGTATCTGATTATTCAGATAATTATTATAAATCTCTGTATATTTTTTAAATAATTTTGTAATAAATTTTTCGTCTTTTTCAATGTAGATTGGTAAAATTTCTTGATTATTTTTGTTTTCGTAAATTACATATCCAGAGTCAAGATCTAAACATTTCATATAGATTTGAGCCTGTCTGTAATGCTCATCTTTTGGTTTATTATAGAGTTTTCTGTAATGGAAGCCCTCAGAACTAATTGATTTTAATTCAATCAGTTTTCGACCACCCCATTCTATGATACCATCTGCTGTACCCTCAATTGGTGGAGAATCATACTTTACAGGTATTTCTTCTTCTAACAAAACACCCATATCTCTAAAATAACTATAAAGTCTATTGTGAACCGAGTGTCCATTGTCAAAAATTCTATATGTTTGTGGACTAAAAGATGATGTCATTTCAACGCCAGAAAATAAATAATACCAATATCTAGAGCATTGATTTGTGTAACTTGGATGAAAGCCACTAACTTGTTTAAATGTAGGCTTATTTCTTTTCTCTAAATGCTCATCTATGCCCTCAACAAGCGTTTTTCTAATCTCTACAGCAACTTCCTGTACGACATCTTCTTTTTTTTCACGTAATTTCTTTAATGATTTCATTAATTATTTGCTCCTTTTGCTGCTAGTTTTAGTGCATTTATATTTTCTGTTAATGCTTCATACATGGTTTTCCATATATCATTTACAAATTTGTCTTGCTCAGACATCATTGTAGATTTTCTCTTATACATTTGAGATTTTACAATCATTAGTGTTCTATATCCAGCAAGAACATTGGCATATTTAATTGCCTGAAATCCAACATATCGATCTGGATTTTCAATAATATCCTCAACTATTCTTAGGCATTCTAAGAATTCTTCAGCCTTATCACCCATGTGATTAGCCAAAATTTCTCTATTAATTATCATATCTGGCATATTTATCTCTTTCTATAAAACTGAAGCCCGACAAGCCAATTCGCAATGTACACACCAAAGTATACACCATCATCCCAATTAAAAGTGATGCCAAGCGCAACCCATCCATATAATCTGTCACAAATAAATTTAAATCGCATAAATTTTTTCTCCTATCCATTTTGCTACAGGTGTGGCTACCGCATTGCCACACATTTTATATCTATTTGTATCTGCTATTTTTTTACCACTTGCTGCAAACTCAGTATGCCCATCTGGAAAACCCATCAGTCTTTCACACTCAATCGGAGTCAATCTTCTCAAAATAAGATCTGACGTCATTACGCCATGCTGAGATATTGTATCTAATGTATAAGATGGATCATTTTCATCACCAAATCCTTTGCCTTGTGGGCCGGCTGTATCCGATCTTCCAATAATTGTGCCTTGAATTGGAATTGCAATATGGTCTGCAGAATCAATACCAATCCTGAGTGTTCTATAAATATTCTCAGAAACTGCATTGTTATATCCATCGTAGGCCAATATAGGCTGTTCTACACCAACCAATGGTACTTGACCACCACCAGTTCCCATTCTATGTTTAAGAGTAGGAGCAATCTGATCATCGTAAATACGAATATCGTTTGTTCTTGTGCCATCAACAATAATTGGTGGCACGGCAACAGCAATTCCATTTTGCCCATACAATGTTTGAGAAATATTTTCAGAAGAAATAGGGTCTTGTTTTGAATGAAAAGAAATTGGCTCTACAGCAATATGTGGAAAATTATCACCATTGTGATGCTCTGCTCTAAGAGTCGGCACTACATCCTCAGATACCCCGCCACCTTGACGAGTCATAACTCCGGGCTGAAAGACCAGCACGGTTGCTCGACTTTCCCCGCCATTATCAAATGCGTTAAGTGTTGGAGATACACCGCTTTCAGACCATGTTTCAAAATCTTCTGTATTTTGTGCGCGTCTAACTTTTACAAAAGGCTCCGCAACAACATTTCGCTCTGGTCTTTTATAATCGGTAGCATTAAGGGTTACTCCTCCTTCTGCCCATCTTGCGTGTCCTGATTGACCGTAGAGGACAGGGCTATCAGGGCTTTCTTTAGTTTCTCTGGCAACTCGTTTCCTTTTTTTCCTGCTCTGTTTAATATTCCCCTTGCTGTCTTGGGGGACAGATAGTATTTGCTGTCCACATCTTCCAGCGGTTGCAGGATCGTAGCAAGCAAGCACAAAGATTCTTCTTCTGCGCTGGGCGACTCCGAACCATTGTGCATCCAAGATGTGCCATTCAAGGACCAATGCCCCGATGTTTGCCATTTCATCAAGGACTTTTGCGAAGTCTCTCCCATTATTACTTGTGAGGGCTCCTGGGACATTTTCCCAGATTGACCATTTTGGAAATTGATTTCCAGTTGCATTTCTCATCTCCTTTATTATCCTAATTGCTTCATGAAATAAACCTGATCTTTCACCTTCAAGACCACCACCCTTGCCAGCAACCGATAAGTCCTGACAGGGAGAGCCAAAAACAATGCAGTCTACTGGAGTTATCTTTCCCCCATCAACATCTTTTACATCTAAATATTTTGGAATACTGGGCCAATGCCTTTGCAAAACCGATTGGCAGTGTTTTTCCCATTCTACTTGCCATTGGCAATCCCAACCAGCTTGTTCCATACCCAAATCAAATCCACCAACGCCAGCAAATAATGAACCAAATGTTTTACTCATAATCTGATCCTTTTATAAGTTCTCTGAACACTTCCCACTCCACTATAGCAACCTTAGTCTCGGAATGTTCGCCAAATACAACAGAAATGCAAGGATAACGATAGTTTGAATTCCAAGCGTTTTTTCGGTGCTCAAGCCAATTATCAAGAGTAAGCGTAAATGTCTTGCCATTGTGTTTATAATCAACAAGAAATTTATTTAGAGTAGCATCACCTTTTTTAACACCACGCCCAGAATTTTTAACACCTTTGGCTTTATCTTTTTTTATTTCTTCTTTTTCTGTTCTCTTCAAGACAAGATAGCCTTTTCAATTGCTTTTCTCTGCTGAGAAGATAAATCTATAGATGTAAGACCATTCCACTTGCTTTCGTCGTAAGTATACCACGCTCCTTTTCTTTGAATAATATCAGAATCTACAGCAATATCAATAAGTTCTCTATCCATATCAATTTTGCCCTCCTGTGGCAAAACGTAATAATATCCGGCAGTCCCAATGCTTGGTGTTTGTTTTGATTTTTCTATTGTCCAAGTTGCTTTTTGGCTTGTAATAAGATTACTGTCATCTCTTTCCATTTCACTCTTTGACATTGAAAGAAAAAGTTTGACAATATTATGCATATTATGGTGTACGGTATTGCCCATCTTACCTTTTGTTACAGCAAACATACCACTAAGATCAACTGTTTGATGAGCAACAAAAAGCATAATATTTTTTTCTTTGTGCAAATAGTTAACAAGTTTCTGAAGAAAGAAACCTTGTGATCTAGCTTGTAGACCCATAGCCTTACCGCCTTCTGGCTTATCGTAGAATTCTTCTTTAATAATATTTGAAATACTATCAAACAAGAAAATATGTTTTTCTTCTGGGTGAGTTAGAAAATCATAGATATTTTTAAGAATATCCTCTACAACGGTTGACTGAATTACGACAATATCATCAACATCAATCCCGCATTTAATTGCGTACTCATCATTATATGATGATTCAGAGTCCACAATGATTGGCCGGTATCCCATCTTCTGGGCTTCAGCAATAATTCTAAAACACATAGTTGTTTTACCAACAGATGGCGTTCCCCAGAATAAATGACTTGCCCCGGTATGTAGTCCACCACCTAGTGCTCTATTCAATCCAATGCTTGGGGTTGGAATAACCTCATGCACTGGCATCCTATCGCCTTTGCGTTTATCTACAATTAACATTATACCCTCCTAAGCCACAACTGATAGCCTTTTTGTATAACACAAGAATATTCTGAATACATATCTACAAATAAATCAATTGGAATCCTAGGGTAGTATTTTATTCCACGAGGATGAGCCCAAGCATAATCATCAAAAGCCAAAATACCATTTGGCTTTAACAAATCCCATGAAAGCAATCCATCAAGCATAATCGCTTGTGGATAATGATCTCCGTCAATATAAATAAAATCAAATCTTTTATCTCTGTTTGTCATTAAGTAATCAGAGCTAAACATTTTTTGTTTAATTAATTTATCTTTATATGGTTCAAGTTGCTCATCAAAAGCATCTTCAACATATGAAAAGGTTAAACCCTCAACATGAGATAACCTTTCCTGTTCCAAAGTGCCAGCCCAAGGGTCAACACATGTAAGCCGACAGGATGGTTTTGTTAAGACATTTTCCATCAACCATACGGCACTATTGCCTGCAAAAGAACCAATTTCTAAAAATTGAAGATTTTCTTGATCTTTAAACGGCTCAAGAAGCCTTTCAAAATTACTCTTAATTTCTTCATTGCCAAGAAACCAGTTTGGAAGCCTTTGTGCTTTTTCTCTACTCATTTCAACACCTCTCTTTTTTGTTTATTTTGGAATGTGGATTGCAATCTTGCTAAATTACAATACATTTTAGATTTTTTTGCAATCGTATATGAGTTGTATTTTTTGCGCTGCCGTAAAAAATAATGATCTAATGGAAGATTGATTGGGTTAACCGTAACATCATCTAGTATTTTTTTTGCAGACCTTCTATTTATTATATAGCATGACATTGACCAATTTTGGTAAACTTCGCATATATCTGAATTATTTGACGACACACCCGAAACAGCCGGTGGTAATGGGTTGATGTCAAGTGGAGAGAAACATATCTCGTCATCATAATGACTTGGGTTGTAATAAAAAAATGCATCCCAAGCATCTGGGAGTTGCGACATATACAATACAAGATTTTCAAAAAATCCATCAATATATACAATGTCGTCTTCCATCAAAATTAAATAATCTGAATCGGTTTCAAGAAATTTTTTATATGCGTTTAGATTGCTTGCCCATATACCAAGTTCACCGTATTTCCAACCAAATGCGTTTCCTTCATAACAACCTTCATTTGCAAATCTAATATTTGAATTTTTATAATAATTTTCTAAATCTTTTTTGCATGAAATTTTAATTGTTGACACATCAAGTTCAAAAGAATATTGACTAATGTAGTTATTCATAGATTTATACAACTCTTGTCTCTCAATGTGCTCATCTAAATGAAATACCTTGTGTGCGTATTTCATACTTTGGTTAAATTCTTTCTTTTTATAAAATCATCAACAGTTATTAATCCGTCGCCAGATGATAATTTAAATGAGTCAATTTGAACTAATGGGTTTTTCTCATCAACTTTTTCAATCTTGGCAGCAAACCATGCATTGCATTTAATAATTGGCTTAATCTTTTTCAAAACCGATGCAAACACAACAATCTTAAACATGTTTTCACCATCCCAGCAATAAATGTTGCACATCTCAAAACCTTTTGCTGTTTTAAATATTCTAAGATTAAAAATATAAAGCAAAGTTTTTTCATCACTCATGCCACCAATTCCATGATTGTACAACCAGGCATATTCGTGATTTTTGCCCTGCATCTTCAACTTGATAAAATTGTGCAGTGGTGTATCTACATAGTTATGCGCGTCACAAAATCCATGCAATGTTCTATCGCCAATTAAAGCATAAATGTAATCCCTAGTCGAGAGCTCTGTATTTCTTTCTGCAAACACAGTTGCAGAACCTGATAGGTCTTCAAACTCAATCCGGAGATATTGTGGTGTTTTTTTGGTAGATCTAACAACTGCCTTGATTAGCATCAAAGGAGAGTTTGTTTCATGAAAATCAATAAGTTTATCTAAAATAACATCGATTTCATTCGTTTCGGTATCACCAATTGAGAATCCTAAAATTGGCAAATAGTATCTATTGTGCTGATATTGTGAAATATATCCAAGAGACTGAAATGCCCCAACTTTATCAAAGTTTTCTCTAAGGGGTTTCTTTACCGCACTCTTTGAACACTTGGCATCAAATTCGTCATAACAGGTAAATGGTCGTTTTGACAAAATTTCATTGATTGCGGCTTTACCACAAGATAATACATTAGAAAGACCAAATCGAATTGCTGTTTTTTCAGCCGAATAATCAATTGTAAAGAATTCATCAGATAAATTAACATCTGGTGGCAGAATTGGAATATTGAGTCTTTGAGCTTCCATAAGATAAGCGGT